TACTGTATTGCCGGGTGATCCTGGAAATGGATACGGAGCGGGGGGAGGCGGAGCAGGCGGAGCTGCGGCTGCAGTCGCGGGGACTCAAGTGGGAGGCAATGGCGCGGCCGGCGCATCCGGAATTTTAATTATTGAATGGTAAAAGGATAAAGATATGACTAAGTATGTGCATTTTGATGTTAACACGGGGTGTATTTTAAATTGGATGGATACAAAAGCACTTTGTTATTCGGCTATGCCAAATAAAAATTGTCTTTTAGAAATTACCGATCAACAATATAAAAATCGTAATGTCGAAAAATTTATGGTAAAAAACGGGGAATTAGTACCATATGTTGCTGCAATTATCGAGCCCCCGAGTCCAGACGATATTTTAAAAATACAGCGTTTAACTATGCAAGTAACTTCATACCAATTTAAAGCCGAATTATTATTCGTCCATCACATAGAGGATTTGGTCGCTCCACATGTTGGAATAGAAACAGAACAGAGAGCGATATATGCTTGGCACATTTCACCTGTTTTTAATCGCACGGGAATCACTGTTAAATATATGTTGGATACCATGGGTATTTCTGAAGTTGAAATGGATGATATTTTTATAAAAGCTAAACTTAGGGTTGCGTAATGTTAGCGATATTTAAATCATGGCCATTATTGTTAGTAGTAATCTTTGCCGGACTGTTAATACTAAAATGCGTACAAGAGCGTTTTGTCATTAAGCAAAGAGATAGTGCACTTCACACAGTGGTGGTATTGGAAACTAAATTAAATTTGCAAAATGAAGCAATCGCAATTCTGGATAAACAAAAGTTAAAGCAACAACAAAAATTGGAAAATTATGAAAAGAAGGCTACTGCTTTACTAAAAAAATCACAACAAGAAATTGATTTTATTTTAAAAGAAGAGGTATCTCCAAAATGCGATGAAGCTTTTCAATATGGAGTTATTAAAGCCATGGAATTTAAGGCGCAGCGATGAAAATTATATTTTTAATAGCATGTTGTACACTTGGTGCGTGTAGCGCCGTTACTCCTCAATTTGTTAGCATACCCGTGGCAACTAATATTCATTCTATAGAAATTCCGAAAAAACCGTATTTACCTATTTACTCTTTAACACCCATGAGTACTTCTGCAGAAATAATAAAATCTTATGTGGCTTCTGTAAAATTACTGTTGGATTATAATCACAGTTTGAGATTAATTATTGAAGGCCAACGGTAGTTAAGACTTGTGCGCGCGCCACATGTGCAATTAATATGGTATGACGGTGGATCAAGCTCCAAAAAAACGTATTGTCGTCTTAAACAAAAGGGGCAACAATTTAAATCAATAGTTTTGTTAGTCATTGGGTTAGTTCTCTGTATTAAGCTCCTCATGAGGCTCCAATAAATGCCAGGATAATAAAATTAATGTTGGAAGATGTAACTTTTCTCTTAGTTCTTCAGTTAATATTTTTACATGATGATATCCGGTAATTTTTGTTTCCAATTGTATTACTTGGCTATCTAAAATAGTATATGACAACCCTGATAGTCCATAGGTTATGTAGTAATTAAAGTAAGTAGTTTTGTTAATCATTGGGTTAGTTCTCTGTATTTAGCTTGTAATGGTTTATTGGGTAGTGGAATTACTAGAAATGCTATTTTTTTACATTTGCGACATCGCAACATGTTTACTACGCAACCCCTGTTTCTTACTTTTTCCATAAAATAAAAATTAAAGCGGGGATCTTCCAGGTTATTTAAAATTTTTCCTTTGCATAACCTCCATATTATTTCTAACCCAACCTCGGATAAAACAACTGTCGACAGTTTATATCGTTTAATAATCCTAGTGTATTTATGACAATGCCACATTTTATTTAGTCCTTTCTGTATCTATTGTCCAACCAACCGCCCGAAGCTTTAATCGGCCAATCTTTTGCCCAAACGGGCATTGTGGACATTATCGTTTCAAATTGTTTAACACTACCGAAATTTATTGGTATTTCTGCGATGATTTCATCGTGTACTTGTAAGACTACTGGGTAATTATATTTTTCTAAATTAATAATAGCGTTTGCTAAAACATCTCGCGCCGTAGCCTGTACAATGTTCTCCGTAAGCCTACCGCCATACGTATTCATTCGTATCCAACCTATGCCGCCATTTTTAGGGTTGGTATTCCATCCCTCAAAAGTTATAGCATATTCGTTAGCGCGTCGTTGACTCATCTCTAATTTGGCTTTATGATACGTCAAGTATCTACCCGATAATAATCGTATATATAAAATTCCTTGATTAACAATACATTTTATTCCTCTATATTCGAATTCCACATCAGGGAATAGTAATGCGGAAATCGCGCATCCTTCTAGTCCATAGTACTCAGTTTTCCAATTTTTAGATTGTCCACCCCACATTTCAACAATTTTGGGACTAGCGAAACGCCACTGCAAAATAGAATGTTTAATTTCGTCATCATTGAAAAATTCATCGGCTCCGAATTGTTTCCATGCACCAATCCAGCCTTGGTAACCACTGGCAAGTTCAGCTACCTTACCTATTTTTTTCCGCATAGGATGATGTTGACCAGTGCGATTTTTATATTCTTCAAATTCTTCAAAAGGTATGCCTGTAATTTTAGACGCCGACATTTCATAAATTTTTCCATGAGTACGAAAAACGTCTAACCGCCATTCTTCACCGGCTAGTGCGGCTAATACAACCGCCTCAATTGCACTATAATCAGAGCCAATTAATATATGATGAGGTGCGGCAATAAATAATCCGCGTAAACAACCCGCTACAATATTTAATATATCTTCATCCCAGTAGTATTCAATACATCCCGAAGCTCCAGAGGCCATAGTTTCTAGAGCATCTTTAACAGCAGTGGCATTCCATTCACCCCAATGATAAGACTTTAATAATTTTCCACACCACGCGCAGATATTGTCTTTGTTAATTGAGTATTTACCGCAAAAATTATAATCCGCAGCATCTTCTTTTTTATGATTACACCCTAAAACCGCGGGACCACTGTTAGGTAAATTTTGTGGTTGAGGTCCAGCACCTGCCGTACGACCCGTACGAGCCGAATGATAGATAAATAAATCATGTAATCGGCCTTTTGAAGTTGCCTGATTTAACATCGTATATAATTTTTTAACTGCCGCAGAACCTAAGAGTTGTCGTATTTGTAAAACTCGTCGAACATCTTTGTGTAAGTTGGGTCTATTTAGCAATCGTTGAAGCTTATCTTCATCAAGACCATCAACTAATAAATCATGTTGATGATATAACCAAGTTTTTAGTGCAGGTACTTGAGAGGCACTTGTTACTGCACCATTTGTTAAACTACACAATTCTTCGTTATATTTTTCGGTTATCTGTTCTAAAATAATGATACAATTTTTAATTGATTCAGTATCTATTTGTACGCCTCTGCGATTTATAATTTGATCGCATTGCCAAAATTTTAATTCAAAATCTCTTAGATCGGGAATCAAACTTGAACACTCAGCTTCAACGGTGATGTCTTGGATATTATATTCGTAGAGTTTTCTAGTGTCGGGATCATTTAAGTTTGGTAGTATTCGTACTCTGTCATCTGTTTTAGTAGGGTTACGTGGTTTACTAAATTTATCGAGTAATCGTTTACCTTCCGGATTTTTTCTATTTTTTGTACCTAATACTTCGGCGGCTTTATCTAACCCTCCGGGTAATGAAAAAGCCCGCGCTTTAGCCATGGCGCAACGTAAATTATTAGAGGATAGCCTCGGCCAGCCATACTTAGGCTGGCATATATTAACCCAAACCCAGTATTCAAACGACACATTCCAAGCTTCTAACAATTCTCCTCTGGCAATATGATCAAATAAATCTTGTGGATGAGGTTGACCGGGTATCCACTGTCGTTTACCTCTACCATCTTTAAGATTATAGGCCAAGGATAAAACTTCAGCATCCGGGTGTTGGGTATATACCGCTGCACCGACCACAGATAATCCTTTGATTTTAGTGTTGAGTAAACAGCCCCACGTTTGGCTATGCGATTTCCACACGTAACCCGCCGGACTGTAAGTTTCAAAATCAAAATCAGCAAGGATCGTAGCTATCCCATGTCCTGCTTTTAATTGGGTACCGGCAGATAGAGTATCTAACTGTGGCGGCAACGGAATATTCATGCAAACATTCCATGTTGTTTTAATAATTCGTCTGTCCAACCCACAGAAATAAGTTGTTCGTAACTGCTACCTTGCGCTTTGGTAGACATGCGAGGACTGGCGGAAACGATAGGCATAGGTGGAGTGGGTGCCGCCGGGGGAATAAGTATTGCAGTATGCGGAGTAACAACAATTGGTTTTGGCATAACCGGCGGCGGTGCAGAAACAGCAGATGTCGGTGCCGCCGGAGTTGTCATACCCGACAGTGGAGTTAGACTTGCGCCAGGTGGCAATTGACCTTGGCCAAAACCAACGTCTTCAACATCCGGCATATAAGATAATCGTTCGCCGTAAGCGTTAAAAGCAATCATGGATTGATTTAAAAATAACCCTGGATTGCGCGGGGAACCGTTGTCACGTATGTTTGCAAAAACTTGGATATAATCGCCGCGATTAACAAAATTTTCCTCCGTTACTATTCGTTGAGTGCCGTCAGAGAAATTATAAATATTGGTAGGAAAACCATTACTAAAAGATAAAACCCAATTACCCGGATACGCTTCTCGTTCCGCGGGAGTAATACCTTTTTGATTAGGTACGGTACTATCTCCATCCACTACTTTCCATGCAAACACGGGTGAGCGTGCTGAAGTTGGATTTAGCGCATGACCGGCTTGCCATATTTTAGATCCCCATTCTGTTTCTGACCAATGTTTTTCGTTACCTTTTTGAATAGCCACGGCTATAAAATATTTAACATATGCTTGACCTTTTTTATCAATTAAAGATTTTCCGTCCACATTTGTGGTCTGTGGTTGGTATAGCGATCCTGCTACCAGCCGTCCACCGACCGGCGTTAAAAATTCATACTGTTCAGTCATTTACGTCTCCTTGAGTAAAAACTATTTCTAAATTATAATTAAGCATAGCTATCTCTATTTTCTCTATAATACCTGGTGTTATACAATACTTTTTAATATCTTCTTCATTATCTAATTGGTCGACATATTCGCCGCATAAAACAAATACATGAGATAGTAAAATTGTCCTATGTGGATTATTAATAAAAGTTTTTCCTATTTGCTCTTCCTGCATTTGAGCATCTAAAAGGTAGCTTACTAGTAGTTTTGGAGAGAAAATATCTTGAGGAATTTTTGTTAATACAAAAACTATTCCTGAAGTATCTAATACTATGGCTTGGGGTTCATTCATTACAATTGGAATGGGCATACTATATCTCCTTAAATTTAAAAACTGATATATTAAATAATATTGACAACAGTGTCAACTAAATATTTTCCTGACTTTTTTCTCGTTGTGTTGAATTAATTTTAATGGTCCTTGTTGTAGTTCAGTGTAACTTCTTACCAGTTCCGCGTTCATTCCTGCTTTAATGGCTTGTTTTGGGGTAACAAGTTCCTTGGGTTTTAATAAATTTATTCCTAACATTTCTCCTATTAATTCTATATCTTCCGTTTTGCCATTCCATTTTTCACGAGGTGTGGCTGACTCTAAAACATACGGCGGTATACGTTGACCTTTTTTAATTTTAAAAATAGCTTGTTCTTCAAGTGCCGTTATTCTAGCTTTTAAAAGCTTTTCCGCATAATGTAAATTTCTTAGTTCATAACCTAATTTTTCGTCATTCAAATCACTATTAATATTTTCCATTTGAGCATCAATTAAAGTTAATGCCGAGGAATGTAGTGCCGAACATACATGTCGAGCGGGACAAAAAACACATTCGGTATTGGTAGTACAAGGCATGTGCGGTTGTAAGGCTAGATTTTCGGATATGCACAGCGCATTAAAATACTCATCTAATTCCCGTGTTAATATCCGCCACTCAGTAATTGGAGTTTTTTTTAAATAGCATCGCGGTTGTACTAAACGAAAAATAAAAGTCATCGGTTCGTCTTCTCCTCGTTTTTGTAAAAGAGATAATATACCGGACGCATACTCTATCATTTGCCAATTTTCAAAAACTTCTACGGGGGAGTGTCCGGATTTAAACTCCCATAAATATATAGTTTCTTTCCATCGTAACCAACAGTCAGGGGTTCCATAACATTTATTATGTATATCGGAGATATGGATTTTTGTTTCTATAGTAGGTTTTTGTTTGGCTAATTGTGTAATATTTAATACATCTGCCACGTAAATATCAATTGCCTGTAAAAGATCGTCTGATAAATCCGGTGGTGTCGTGACTCTTCCAAGCGTTGGGGGTACGCTATCTCTATCAAGATTTTGTAATAGTATTTCTTTAGCAAATTCGTGCGCTAAATCCCCCTCGATAGCCGAAGGGGATTTTTCTTGTGGGGGTAATTGTTGTTCTAATAAAAAAGAGCCAGAACAATTAACACGCCGCGCCGCAGAAGATGGATCTAAATTCATATCAACCCGCTCCCATTAATATTTCCTCATCCACTAAATCCGATAAAACTTCTACTAACTCAGGATGATCTCGTCCAGAAGCAAGAGAGGGTAGACCGGCTTTTAGTACTAATTTTTGGAAAACTTTACGATCTAATTTTCCCTCTTTTATCAGGTCTTTAACTCTATTAGTTATATCTATAAACGGTTGTTGAAGACTATTTGTTTTAGGATTCAAAGATTCAGGATCAATATAAGATTCTTGTATCAATGGTATAGCCGGTGGTAGGGGAATCTTAAGTTTAACTTTAGAAACCACAATGGGAATAGTCGGCGGTAAAGGAACTTTTTTAGATTGATCATGCTCAGATAATACGTGTTTAACTAAGTGCGGGGCAACGCCGCGACGTTGTCGCCATTGGCCATCTGCTGTTTTTGTTCGTGAGCTAGAATGTATACGTTCATCCCACGGTAAACCGGTTTGATCAAGTTCATCCTCTTGTTTTTGTGTATCTAATTCAGAGTCTATATCTTCTACTTCATTTGCGTTTTCCTCGGTTATGGCGTAATTTTCACAAGTTTGATCGCGGGCTGCGTTATCCGGCGGCATATCCTTTGGTTCTTTCCTCCAAATAGCCATGTCTTCTAAAAACATAGCTACTTTACGTAATACATACGCATCTTCTTCACCTAAATTATCAATCGTTATTGATATCATTTTTTTACTCCTTATATTGAATCTGAAATTAATAGACGGTGATTTTATTCATAGCCACATGTTAGAGTTGACATTTCGGGCAAATCCTTACAATTTAATTCTATAATCCGAGTGGTACCGGGGGTATTCTCACCAAATGATTTAGCACATTCTTCGGCTTCTTCTTTATCTAAAAAACAGTCCGTCAGTATTTCATGACTGTCTATCATAACTGCGTATACTTTCATAATTTTTTACTCCTTCGTAGTTGACAACATCAAATGAGCTGCGTATATTAACATTACTGTTAATTAAGTCAAGCATAAAAAAATGACATTACTATTAAGAGACTATCAACGTACGGCAGAGCAGGCTATCTATTCGTCTTGGCAAAAGGGATCAAAAAATATATTAGTCCAATTACACACGGGGTCTGGTAAAACCGTTTTGTTCACCAAAATTTTAGCCGATCATGAAGGAATGTCAATCGCTATCGCGCATCGCAATGAGTTAGTGAGTCAAATATCCCTTACTCTCGCACAGCGTGGGGTAAAACATAAGATTATAGCGCAAGCCGCCACTGTGCGGGCAATCGTGGCTTTACACTTAAGCGAGACTGGCAAATGCTATTTTGATCCGCATGCCCGTTGCGCCGTCGCAGGAGTAGATACTTTGATAAAAAGGCAAGAGACTTGGTTTAAAAAAGTATCATTAGTCGTACAAGATGAAAGTCATCATGTACTACGAGATAACAAGTGGGGTAAAGCTGCGGCATTATTTCCTAACGCTAAAGGGATTTACCTAACAGCCACGCCGGTGCGTGCCGATGGTCGGGGGTTAGGGCGATTAGCGGATGGTATTATGGACGATCTGATTGTTGGACCGTCTATGCGGCAATTAATTGAGAACGGTTATTTATGTGATTATATAATTTTTAATCATGAGAGTGATGTCGATTTATCTGAGGTACCAATTTCTGCTGGCGGAGATTTTAGTCCTCCAAAATTACGGACGGCGGTACATAAATCGCATATTACCGGCGATGTGGTAACTCATTATTTACGACATGCGGAAGGCAAATTGGGTATCACTTTTGCAGTAGACATTGAGGCCGCCACAGGGATCGCCGCAGAATTCAGAGGGCTTGGCGTACCGGCTGAAGTTATTAGTAGTAAAACTCCCGATATTTTGCGACATCAAATTATGAAACGATTTAGACGCCGAGAAATATTGCAGCTCGTTAATGTTGATTTATTGGGAGAAGGCGTCGATGTCCCGGCGATAGAAGTTATTACCATGGCTAGACCTACTCAGTCGTACGGTTTATATGCACAGCAATTTGGCCGCGCATTGCGACCTCTAGACGGTAAAGATCGCGCTATTATTATTGACCACGTGGGCAATGTAATGCGGCATCGATTACCGGATCGAGAACGAGTTTGGTCATTGGATAACCGAGACAAACGATCGCGTAGTCAATCGACCGACATCATCCCTTTGCGTACTTGTTTGGGAAAAAACTGTTTTGCGATGTATGAAAGAATTCATAAAGTTTGTCCGTATTGCGGGTATTATACGCCGCCAGCCACGAGGTCGGCACCGGAGCAGGTAGACGGCGATTTAACGGAATTATCAGGTGACGCCCTGGCTCGATTACGGGGAGAGATAGCACGGATAGATGGTTCACCGAGGATACCGCAAAATGCAACACCTATTATACAAAAGGCAATTTATAATCGACATTTAGAAAAACAACAACAGCAAGAAAAATTAAGACGCGCTATCTCATTGTGGGCAGGGTTTCATAGAGATCATGGACAAAATGATTCAATTATTTATAAAATATTTAATTTTACTTTTGGTGTGGATATTGCCACGGCTCAAACAATAGGGCGACGAGAAGCGCACGAATTAGAAGAAAAGATAAACCAGCAATTGATACGATGGGGGGTAGAAATATGATTAGAGTTCCAATAGCAATTGCGATCTGTATGATGGGAACAATTAATCTTTTTTTAACGATGTTCTATGTAATACCCTGTAGTATAGGTGTTACTATTAGTTTAGTAACAACGATTCTTGGCTTACTGATTATAATTTCTTACGTTTTAAATTAAGGAGTAAACCTATGTTAATTTTTTTAATAGTAATGATAATCACGGATACGATTGTTTTAGTTTTACTGCGTCAGAGCTTAATTAGAAATAATAAAGTATTAATACAAATAGCTTTTTGGTATTTGACTTCAGTTTCTATAGCATGCATCATGGTATCCATTTTAATTTTAGGACACGGAGTTAATTAAATGAAATGCGTAACATGTGAAATTGTTGTTGTAAAAAATTGTTTAATATTTTTATTATCAAAAATATTTATTTTTTTTGGTTTTATAATAGGTACGTATTATATTAACTATAGATATCTTGGTAACTCTTATATTTTACAAATGTTTTTATTGATTATCATTGTCTTAAGTATTTTGAGAATTTCCAATACCCCTCGGGTTTTTGATCGTAAAGAACACGCTATTGAATATTTAAATACTCTTACCTTTTCAAACCTAAACTACCGAAATGGGAGTAAACGCTATGGATAAATTTAAAATTGGTGATATTGTATTTTTTTGTACGTTTTCTAAGATTTATAAGGGAACTATATTAAGCAAAGGGGGAGGAGACCCTATTGCTTATAAAATATTTACAGGAGGTAAAGTCAGAGACTGGTTTAATGGAAGTGAGTTATACATCTCCAAAGCTGCTCTTATTGCAGCATTGCAGGAACAAATTGTATGAAAGAACTTTATGAATGGATGTCTCGTTGGGGAATTCCACACACCGCGGTAAGTGAACTGCGAGAGATGTTTAACCTAGATATAAAAACTGAATCTCCTATTCCAGAGTCGATTTCAGAAGCAAAAATTTTGCAAGAAGTAAGATTACTTGCCTCACAACGCGGAGGCCGATTGTGGCGTAATAACGTAGGTGCAACCTATACCAAAGATAATCGTTTTTTACGGTATGGCTTGGCCAATGACTCCGCTCATGTTAATCAAAATTTAAAGTCCTCTGACTTAATTGGGATCAATCCTGTAACTGTCACATTGGATATGGTTGGAAAAACCGTAGGGATATTTATGTCCCGGGAAGTAAAAACCTCAAATTGGAAATATCGAGATACGGAAAGAGAAAAAGCACAATTAGCCTGGATAACATTGATTACTAGTTTAGGCGGCGATGCTAAATTTACCCGAGGTGTAGTGGATGAATAAGTATCAACGTTTACCGGCGAAAGAAAGTAGACGTCAAATTTTAGAAACTGCGATAGTCTTTGCATTAAAAGAAGGTTACTATAAAATTACATTAGTTAAAATAGCTCATGCCGCTGGGTGTAGCTATTCTTTAATTTTATACTATTTTAAAAGTATAAAAAAATTACGACAAGCCGTGGTAGATTATGCAGTGGAAAATAAAATACTACCGTTACTCGCTCAATTACTCAGTAATCCTGAGCTATCGAAAATACCTAAACCCCTACGTGCTAAAGTGATGGAGTACTTAGCTAAATAAAAAGAGACGACCATATGGATTTTTTACCGATTGCCTTGGAGGGTTTAAGTAAATTTCCGCAATTTATAATTTATCAATTGCTACCCAGCGACTCACGTCCCGGTAAAACAGATAAAATACCTATCGATCCGATACGTAGATATAAAATAAATCATTTGTCTCCGGAGTCATGGATGACCGCAGAGGAAGCGATTACTTATAATCACATACTTGGTGTAGGGTACGGCGTGGGATTTGTTTTTACTAAAGATGATCCCTATTTTTTTATTGATATTGATGATTGTTTATCGCAGGATAACTCTTGGTCTGCACTATCTCTTGAGATTGCCTCTCATTTTCCCGGAGCCTCGATCGAAATATCTTCATCCGGAAAAGGTTTACATATCATCGGTCGTGGTCATGCGCTTGAGCATGCTTGCAAATCTTCTACTTATGCAAATATAGAATTTTATACACAACAACGGTTTGTGGCGCTTACGGGTACGTCAGCAATAGGTAATGTGGATACTGTACACGATCCGGCTCTAGTGTGGCTCACGGCTCAATATTTCCCTGTTAAAAATACTATCTCTGATATCCAATGGACAACCGGGCCTTGTGTGCAATGGCATGGACCAACGGATGACGAAACTCTACTTAAGCGTATGCTTGCGTCGCATTCCGCCAATGCAATTTTTGGTAATAAAGCGTCTTTTAAAGAGTTGTGGGAATGCGATATACCAGCACTGTCTCGTGCTTATCCCGATAAATATCGAGATCGAGCTTATGATGAGAGTAGCGCGGATATGGCACTCGCGCAACATTTAGCGTACTGGACGGGCAATAATTGTGAGCGTATCTTAATCTTAATGTTACAATCAAAATTAGTACGTGAGAAATGGCAACGTGAAGATTATTTAAAAAGTCATACTATTATCAAAGCATGCGGGATGCAAACCCGTTGGTTACAAGATAAATCTATGGTCGCCGAGGATGCCCCAATTCGCAATTCTTTTCCCTCCCTGGATCAACAAAAAGAAATATTTAAGGGGTGTGTGTATGTGAGAGATGCTCATCGGATTTTAATACCCGGCGGGGAATTACTAAAACCCGATCAATTTAGGGCAACATACGGTGGATATAGTTTTGTGATGGATGCGTTAAATCAACGAGTAACACGTAATGCGTGGGAAGTTTTTACGGAATCTCAAGTGATACAATTTCCACAAGCTCAGACTTCTTGTTTTAGGCCAGACTTGTCACCGGCGGAATTAATAAAAGAAGACGAACGCGTACTGGTTAATTTGTGGTGGCCTATTTCTACTCGTCGAGTCGCGGGCGATATTACATTATTTACTCGTCATTTATCGTTAGTATTACCAGATGCAAACGATCAATTAATTTTACTCAGTTACTTAGCGGCGTGCGTTCAACATCCCGGGATTAAATTTCAATGGGCACCCTTAATTCAAGGCGTGGATGGCAATGGCAAAACTCTTTTTAGTCGTTGCGTGGCATATGCGGTAGGACGTCGGTATACCCACTTGCCAAATGCAAAAGAAATCACAGAAAAATACAATGACTGGTTGTATGGTAAAATATTTATCGGTGTGGAAGATATTTATGTGGATCCCGATTTACAAATCGAAGTGTTAGAAACATTAAAACCGATGATCACGGGGGAATATATTGCTATACGTGCAATGTATTCCCCGCAGGAGATGCGCCGCGTATGCGGTAACTTTATATTAAATACTAATCATAAAAACGGTTTACGTAAAACTCGTAATGACCGACGTTTCGCCCCGTTTTTTACGGCACAACAATCCAAAGAGGATTTAATAAGAGACGGTTTAACACAAGATTATTTTATGAATTTATATCACTGGTTAGAACAAAGAGACGGGTATGCAATTGTAAATGAGTACCTTCATACTTATAAAATTCTTGATCAATTTAATCCCGCGCATAAGCAACCCGCTCCGGTCACTAGTACTACGCATGATGCAATAGAGCAAGGATTGGGGGGAGTGGAACAAGAAATTCAGGAGGCGATAGAACAACAATTACAAGGTTTTAAAAACGGTTGGATATCTAGTTTATTTTTAGATCGACTATTAGATCGTCTCAATGCGTCTCGCAAAATACCGCGTAGCAAACGCAGAGAATTACTACAAAATTTAGGTTATGACTGGCATCCGGCTTTACCGAGCGGTCGCGTTGCGATACCCATACTGCCGGATAACGGACGACCGACTCTTTATATTCATAAAGAGAGCCCGGCGGTACGGATAGATAATCCCGTGGAAGTGACCAAAAATTATACAATAGATCAAACGAAATAATTATGTAATTTGTTATTGACATTAATGTTAGTAGAGGCTATCATTGTATTGTACGATAATTAAATACGGAGATAAAAAATGAAAAGATTATTAAAATACAGCGGTAACGCAGTGAGAAACCCCGAAAATGCTCTACAAGAAATGACTAGAGACGCATTCGAATTTGTTACCTGGGGAAATTTGAGCACGGGCGACCAATTTATAGCTAAAAAATCAACTCTTGAAAAAATGGCTCATAATCAATCTTGTTTAAAACGGATTGATCATTTGCAGATAGAAGAAAACGAAGTAATAAAAATTTCAGACGTGAATCTGACAATTGATGAAATAAAACTAGAGTTAGATGCGAAAGGCAGCGATGAGATAACGATAAAAGAAGGATTTCGTAAAGTACCCACTAAAGTTAGCAGAGCTAAAATAAACATGTTAGAGCAAGTACTTTACAATCCAGATTTTGATTGCTCGACGTTGTTCATAGCAGTGAAACCATAAAAAAATACTATACGCAGACGCAAGCGGCCGAGGTACTAAAAATCACTCCTGGCCGCTTGAGCCATAAAATAAAGCAGCATGGCTTTAATTTTTAACTAACACGGAGTAAATAAAATGTTTAAATATTATTATAATACTTTAAAAGACAATCCAAATAACATGACTTTAGGATATGTCACTAGGGATGGCGATTTTATGACAATATCCGATTACAACGATATGCAATCGCCTCAAAATTATTTAGAATATGTGCAAATTAAAATTCTTGCAGAAATAATCGCGGAAGAAGGTTTGTTAAGCGCCGGCGAAACTTTTGAAGAATTTTGCATACGTATCACTAAAGATATTTACCAAGAATTAACTACTGAAAACTAGATTTTTCCTCGCACCGCCCATTAATAATACATAAGGAGTACATAAAATGTTTAAATATCAATTACAGTTAGCTCACTACAAAGAGCCTGCCCATACTGTCTCACTTACATCAATCACAGTTGATTCTTCCAAACTTTTAAAAGAGGGAGATGCGATTACGGGGGCATATAAAGACAATAATGGAAATCCGCGACGATTAACCGGAGTAGTTTCACAAATTTTTTCAGGGGAAGCGTACTAATGAAAAAAACTTATTTAGGTGATAATGTGTACGCAGAAATTATAGACATGCAACTTATCTTAACAACTGAAAACGGTTTACCGACCGATCCATCTAACAGGATTGTGTTAGAAAAAGAAGTTATAAGAGCGTTAGTAAACTATCTTGAACTGAAAACGGTCTATCAACCGATCCGTCCAACACGATTCCGTCCAACACGATTCCGTCCAACACGATAAGGAGAATAATTGACATGCCTTTAAGCAAAACCCGATTACGTATACAATTTAATGTATTGACTCAAAAATGGGATATTGTATATCCCTCGATTGCTGCGCCAATTGCTTCTTTTCACAATCGTCGAGAAGCGCGCGATTGGTTGAGAGAAAAGAAAAAACAGAATAAACTAGAAATGCTCTGGGTTCCAAAAAAATATAAGACAACTATCGCTGCCGGAGACTCTGGTACATCGGATTAAACAGGAGAATCATGTAATGAAATCCCTCTGCAAACTGAAAATACATTATTGGGGAACTAAAAAATACGTGCCTTTAAGTAACTCAATTATTATTACGGCTTTAATTTTTAAAAAGGAGTGTAAGTACTGTCCGGCATTTAAATACATACGGGAGGGGCAACGGAGAAATACAAAATGGATATACGATATGCTGTTAGGAAGACTTGGACATTAAGAGCGGAAGCGATACCGTTTTTGGCATCATCAGAAGAAGACGCAATGAGAAAAGCCCACGAAATAGCCGAAAATAAAAAGTGGTTAACTTATGTGATTGATGCCATCTACAGTAATAATACTCGATGGATTATATCAGGAAACACAGGACAAAAACGATTTATTAATTTTAAAGGAGTATAACGATGAAACATTTTGCCACGTTTATCGAAGCAGAAAAGGCCGGATTCATTTCCCGTGCAAAAGTACGAAAATTATTATCTAAATGTTATGTGATCACCGATATCACCAACCACGTGGATAGATACTATGTTGCCAATCGAGAATTTTTAATTTCTAAAATTGATAAACAAAAAATTAGTACTTGTCCTATCGTCATATCTACGGAAGAGATAATATTAACAAAACAAGCGATATTTGGTAGATTTGAATGTCGAGTCAGATTATTCAATCATCAACATGTACTAAGTGTTATAGATCAATTTAGTAAAGAGGAAAAAACTCTATGAGCAAGATTAAACAACTTAAAAAAGCTCATGATTTATTGGATAAATCAAAAGATTACTTTATAGTAGCTTTAGACAAACATAATCAATTATCTATTATTTCCGACGGATTATCGGATTTTGTTGTCATGGCAATCTTAGACTCTGTCAATAAAACGTGGGATACTAAAAAATCCAAGTGTAATTGTCCTCACTGTACTAATCCATTGACAGTAAAGAGTATGCAGTGAGATTTTTTAAAAAGAGGCAGGAACTATTTTTAAATGGGGACTGGGTTCGAGTTAAGAAAAAATATAGGACATATTACCCCTCTTTATGTGAATTGGAATTGGAGGTAGTAAAATATAGTCTGGGTGGAGTAAAACTAAAATGTAACACTCTAGTTTATATCATAGACCATAATCACATAGAAAAAATAGTCCCTGAAGTACATTTGTCTTTAACAAACGAATCGGAGAGAAACTATGACTCAAACAATTAAACACAAGCTTATCGCTCTCATGGGTGGATACATAGAATTATATTGTCAGTATTCTCCCCCCATGATACTCAAAAGTAAAGTAAATTATCCCGATAATCGAGAAATTATAAAGACCCTATTACAATCCGTCCCTGAAGTAAGAGATGAACTATTGGATCTGTTAGAAAATATGGCGACTCTAATGTTAAATAGCATGCACTATTTTTTTATAAATAAAACAGAAGCAATAAACCCCTATCTTATTTCTTACTTAAAACAAGAAGAGAAAGCCTTATATATCATTAATACCCTGTCTATTGACAATTTCTAGTTGTCTTAGTAAGCTATCAAAGCCTTTGGTGTTGCGCCAGGCAAAGCTGTCGCTGGCAGCAAAATGGTGTTATTGACCATTTGTATCTCCTGCTGTTCCTGTTGTTATTAGTTGTGCCCGGTTTTATGCCGGGCTTTTTACATGCACATAAGCCCTTCCCTAGACCTCTTTTGCGGTCTTCCCTTCCGTAAGTCTAGGGGGAGGCCGTGCGCTTATCGTTTTAATCTATTTCCAACATTAAATCTCTAGCATCATTTAACGCTTTTATATACTCGTCCAAATGCTGTTGATCAAGTCTGTCTATATGATATTGCACAATTACTTTATTAAGTCTCATCGCTACTCGTTGTTCCTCTACGCCATGACGATACTTCTGCGCTCTCCATTTTTGGCATTCGCTGCACACACTGGTCATGGTATATCGCATGGCTGTATGCCCATTGCGACAAGGTTTACCGGTGTAGTATCGATACAATCCTTTTCGTACCGCTTCACTTCTTGTTGTCGTTTCCATTTTTAGATACCTCTTTTAGCTATAACTCAAAACATTTTAAAATAGCACCGTAACGCCGGTTTGACACCGCCGGAGATATTATCATAAAATTATGTAAATTACTATAAAATTATGTAAATTACTATAAAATTATGTAAATTATGTATTTATTGTATACCCTCTAAAACATATAACGAGTGATAGTTACGGTGCTATTTTAAAACGTCACGGTGGGCTGCAATCCACGGCTGTAGCGCGTCCGCGGAACTCGGTGTTTTTTACGCGTTTTTCATACTCTCCCCCTGAAATACTTACGTACACTTACAAGTAACCCAAAGTGTCCTATACTTATGGGTATATATTCTACAAGTCCATGGTACCCTTCCGGAGTTCCGGTGTCAAAAAATGTACAGCAAATAATATATAATAATCAACAACATAGCTACACCGTGACATGAGGCTAATATAGGGGTTGTTCCGTCGATGTACAAATCGAAGTTTACCGATATAAAAGTGAAACAAAAAGAGAACAAAAAAAAGGGGGGGGGGATAGAATAGCGATCGCTTTGTGGTTATACTAGCGCCATGAGAAATAAATTGACTTACCAGCAAGATCGTTTTTGCATTGAGTACATAAAATGTTTTGAAAATGCGACAGAGGCACATCGTCGAGTGTTTGGCGATTCCAAAACCGCCAACGTGAAAGCGGGACTACTGATGTCTCGAGAACATATTAAACTACGTATCGAAGAAATCAGGGCGTCTCTTGCGAACAAAGTTGAGTTAGAAATCAAAGAAGTTTTAATGCAATGGATGATGATAGCAAGAGCAGATCCAAATTCTCTCATCCAAAATCGTCGCACTTGTTGCCATTACTGTTATGGTAAAGGGCATTTTTATCAAGAGATACAACAAGACTATCGAGGGGATGCAGAACCGCTAGGAGGTTTTGGATTTGATCACACTAAATCGCCGCACCCTAAATGTCCGGTGTGCAGAGGGGAAGGACAAGATAATATCTTTGTGGCTGATACTCGGCATTTATCGGGTGATGCCCGGTATCTTTATGCGGGAGTGAGACGCACAAAATACGGCACTGAAATTATTATGCGAGATCAAGACCGGGCCTTGGAAAATATCGCAAAATCTCTTGGCATGTTTAAGCCATCTGCGATAGACTCACCCCAACCATCGGCTCTTGGATCAAGTTTAGGTAGTATTACTCAAGATCCGATCGAGGCGGCAAAAATATATCAAAGGATTATTAAAGGAGATTAATCCCGTGACTACGATAGTCCAAGGTTACTCAGTTTCGACGTTGATCAGACAACCTTTAGATTTAGATTCTCTGCCGGTTACTTTAAATTATACGGGCAGTCAAGTAACTAGTTTGCAAGTAGTTTATAATGAGATAACTTACACTCAAACTTTGACTTACACTGGCGGTAATTTAACGCATATTTCAGCGTGGGTGGCCGTATGACTTACGCGCAATTTATTGAGTATGTTGCTATTTTCCAATTGGTAAATCAAACCCAATTAGCGGCGGTGGGATCCGGATTTATTTTTAAAGCTCAAGCTTACGTTGCATCTAATGCAGCGACGGGAGCAACGTATAATAATGGCACCGCGGGTGTCGGTGCTACTTTGACTTATGGAAGTTCAACATGGTCACTCGATGGCGTGGCGCAAGCATCGATACCAACTAGCTCTTATATTTTGATAAAAGATGAGAGTACCACGGCTAATAATGGTTTGTATGTTAAAACTTCCACTACCATTTTAACGCGCGCATCCAATTTTGATAATTCAATTCCAGATGAAATTCAAGCCGGCGATTATGTCGCTGTGCTTAATGGTACCGTATGGGCTGGATCAATTTGGAGTCAGGTTACGCCGGCACCGATAACGGTTGGTACTACGGCTATCGTTTTTCAAGAGTTAGGATTTTTATTAGCGGGCACCGGATTATATTTACCAGCACCATGGACTCTTGCAATCAATAATACCGGCGTAAGCGGTAGTTCAGCGGGCGGTGCGACAAGTGTGCCGGCGATTACTTACAATCCGCAAGGTCAATTAACGGCGGTTACTAATACCCCAATCCAAATTACAGAATCTCAGGTGACTTCATTAACCGCCGATTTAGCCGCGCGTTTAATTGCCGCCAATAATTTATCTGATTTGGCCAGTGCAGTGACGGCACGTACTAACCTAGGATTAGCAAGCGCGGCGGTGCAACCATCCACATTTTTCGCGCAAGTCGCAAACAATTTATCGGATATGGCAAATGTTGTAACTGCCCTCGCTAATTTGGGTGGATTACCTCTAGCCGGTGGAACTATAACAGGCGCTATCACCAATTATACATTGATTCCCACCGCCGCTTCGGAGTTAATCCCCAAAGCTTATGCTGATAGTATTTCCGCAGGTACATCCTCGCGTACGTCTTGTCGTTTGGCTACGACCGGTACCTCGCTAACTGTGACATATAATAATGGAACGGCGGGAGTAGGTGCGACTCTTACTAATGCCGGAACCCAAGCGGCGCTGGTAATAGATAGTGTCACGGCCAGTGTCGGAGATCGTATTTTAATTAAAGATCAAACAGGTCAATACCAAAATGGTATTTACGTGGTTACCAACGTTGGAAGTAATTCCACAAACTGGATAATAACACGTGCCTCTGATTTTAATACAGTAACGGCAATCGGCGTGATCGAAGGTGCATTTGTCGTAATTACTGAAGGCACAGTAAATGCAACAGATATATTTGTGGAAACGGGAGCCGGTCCTTTTACCATCGGTACTACCGGAATTGTTTTTTCACCGCAGAATACCGCGGCCAATATTATAGCCGGTACCGGATTGACAAAAGTCGGTAATGTTTTGTCTATCACAAATACCGCAGTAAGTCCCGCTTCGTACGGTGCGGCGAATAGCACGTTAACAGCGACTGCAAATGCCCAAGGACAACTTACCGCTCTCGCCACTCTTGCGATTGCTATTCTATCATCGCAGGTTACGGATTTTGCGCAAGCCGTTTTAACGAATGCGTTTGGCGGTGGCGGCGGCGTAATGTCAATTTCATCCAACACTACTTTAACCAGCTTGCCACAAGTAATTTTAGCAGATACAAATAGCGGAAATATCACAATACAATTTCCAGATTTAACAACAATCCCTGCGACTCCTGGACAAAAAGTTACGGTTTATAATACGGGAACTGGTACTAATATAGTTGCTTTTACTGATCATTTGGGAAACCAAATTGCTTCCAATCTTACTGTTTATCAAGGTGTAGAAATTACGATTTCTCAACTCAGCCCCTTAACAGTAACACCCGAATATAAGCCACTTTTAAATAATGGCAATCTTAATAATGTAGCTATAGGAGGAGTTGTCCCGGCTCCTGGTGCGTTTACTACTCTTTCTGCAAATAATATAGTAAATTTTCCTAATTTAACCGCATCTCAATTTTTATCGTTAGATGGTTCCAACGACCTCGTTAGTAAAGCTGTAAATCTAGTAAGTTCTTGGGTGGATGCAAATAGCACCCCAATTGTAATGATCCCAGGAACAGGCTATATAACCGATCATGGAGTTGTTGGAGTAACTTATAGAACTCCTACTACTTGCGCCCAGGGTAGTTGTTTTATCGTATTAGGTGGCTCTAATGGGGGATGGACTATTTCTCCTCAAGCAGGTCAAAATATTATAACTGATAATGGAACTACTACACCTGGCGCGAGCGGTACATTAATGTATAATTCAGCCACGGGGCTTGATTCTGTATTATTGATTACGACAGTCGCTAATACTACATTTCGTGCAATTGTACTAGGCGGAAACATTACAGGAATTGGCAGTCCAAATTTTACTGTGAATCCAATGGGGGCATTATTACCAGCGTCAGTTTTAAATGTTCTTAATCCTGCATCTTTTGCTTTTGTAAATGCTGATACAAATCAAACTAATTTAAGTGTTTATGAATTTGGTTCTTATACCAGCACGTTTACATGGGGAACCGCGACTAGCGGAACAATAACTATTCAATTTTGGCGCATCGGTCGGTCTGTAACGGTGTTTGTCCCATCTTTTACTATTACCAATTCATCGACACAAACTAGCCAACAATGTGTAGCAAATACTAATGCGCCTGCGCGTTTGCAACCAGCCGCAGCAATCATTGTAAATACTACATTGCAAAATCCAACCGGAACTGTTGTAGCTACGAGAAATGTAATTTTAACGACTGGGCAAATTCTATTTCAAGGACCGTTAGCGGCTACTATAACGGGAGCTGGTAATTTATCATTAGATCAAACGACGTTTTCGTATTATGTTTAATTTATCGAAAATGGTTGCTCGGTTAGAGGTAGATGATTTTGTGAAGTTGATCCATGGAGAGGTCAGTTATGAGCATCAATAGTCAGCAATTACAAATGCTTGTTATACGTCCAATTCTACAGCGTTTTAATCTGTGGTCATACTCAGCTGAAAATTTACTATTGGGAACGTGTGCTCAGGAATCCCAAATGGGCACTTATTTAAAACAGATAATGGGAGAGGCGTTAGGTATTTACCAAATGGAACCGCCCACTCATGATGACTTGTGGTTAAATAGCATTAATTCAGATTTGCGTCGTAAGTTACGCGGCGTATTTCCTAATCTCACCGTAGGTTTTGATCCATACCATTTACTTATTGTAAATTTAGAGTATGCCACCATAATGGCCAGGATTAAGTACTTAACAATTAAAGAAGCGTTGCCGGATGCGGAAGATATAGCGGGATTAGCAAAATATTATAAGAGATATTATAATTCTAGTATTGGTAAAGCCACAGAGGAACAATTTATCAGTAACTATCATAGATATGTTAAAAAAATAGGGGAATAAAATGCAGACTATAATGACGCCAGAAAAAATTGCAGAATTTTGTCATGATGCGCTACGGGTGTTTGATGGAGTATTAGGGCGTCCTGCCGCCAAAGAATGGAAAGACCTTTCGAGTGAAGATAAAAAAGAACAAGTGAATCAAGTGAATGTGTTAATGCAGGGTTTAGGATTATCTGCGCTTCGGTGTCACGAAAGATGGATTGATTTTAAAAAAACGCAAGAGCTGAATTCAATAACTACAAAAAATGAAAAACAAAAAGCTCAGGAAGAACAAAAAATTCATGATACTTATGCAAAATTAGTACCTTTTGAGGAATTTACAGAAAGCAGTCAACGAGCGGCTTTGCTTTTTAAACATATGGTGGAGAGCCTTATTAATTTTTGATGGAGTAAAATATTATGAAGAATCCGGTGAAAGCGATATGGACGCGCTTGGTCGCCGTTAGCCCTCCGGTATGGCGTAAATTAGGCGTATCATTTAATATGGCTTCGGGCGTTTTAGTAGGAGCAAATGCACTTTACCCATTGTCTCATTTTATGATGAGCGCCGCAGCTTTATTTATCATTGGGGGTTTGCTTTGTTGTTTACCTCAAGAGCCACCATCTTAGTATGCCAGTACCCTTTACTTTTGATTTTAAAAAACCCGACTATATTGCTGTATTCGATTGGCGATTAGAACGACTTAAACGCATACGCGCGGAGCCATCGGTTATTCCCAATCTTAAAAAATACTATGCTTCTAATCCTGGTCAATTTATTATTGATTGGGGTGTGACTTTTGATCCCCGTAATCCAGCGTCGGGATTGCCGACGATTATCCCTTTTATTTTGTTTCCCCGGCAAGAAGAATGGATAGACTGGTTTATGGATTGTTGGAGAAATAATAAACCGGGTATTACCATTAAATCGCGTGATATAGGTATTAGCTGGCTAATGGTTTGTTTGGCAGCCACACTGAGTTTATTTAATGAGGGGTTAAACTTTGGATTTGGCTCGCGTAAAGAAATGTATGTGGATAATACCAGTGCTAAATCTCTTTTTTATAAAGCACGACAATTTATTTTACATTTACCGAAAGAATTTCGAGATACCTGGAGTCCGAGAAATAATTCAAAACACATGGAGATAGAATTTCCTCCAACTCAGTCTATGATGACAGGTGAAGCCGGTGATAACATTGGCAGAGGGGATAGAGCTACAACTTATTTTATCGATGAATCGGCATGGCTGATGAGACCCGAGTTGATTGATGCTTCTCTGGCCGCTACTACTAATTGTCGTATTGATGTTTCTACGCCATGCGGTATGGCTAATCCCTTTGCGCGTAAAGTTTTTTCTGGAAAAATTTCTCTTTTTTACTTTCATTGGCGAGACGATCCCCGCAAAGATGATGCCTGGTATCAAAAAAAATGTTTGGAATTAGATGATCCGGTCATCATAGCTCAAGAATTGGATATGAGTTTTTCTGCGTCCATGGAAGGCGTCGTAATTCCTGCTGCATGGGTACAAGCGGCGGTGGATGCCCATCTCAAGCTTGGATTAAAAATAAGTGGTGAACGTCGATTAGCTTTAGATGTAGCCGATGAAGGTAGAGATAAAAATGCAGAGTGTGGTCGGTATGGCATTTTGATTGAGCATTTAGAGCAGTGGTCAGGAAAGGGTGAAGATATTTTCCATACTATTGAACGCGTTTTTGAAACATGTGATTTAAATGGGTATAGTTCCTTTTATTATGATGCCGACGGTATAGGCGGGGGTGTGCGGGGGGATGCGCGCATTGTTAACGAAAAACGCGATCATAATAAAATCGAAGTTATTCCTTTTCAAGGTTCTGGTGCCGTCGTGAACCCGGAGCATGGGATTATGTCGGGGAAACCGCCGAAAAAAGGTGATCTGGAAAGGACTAATGAGGACTACTTTGCTAATTATAAAGCACAAGCCTGGTTTGCATTACGACGCCGTTTTCAACTGACATACCGCGCCGTCGTGGAAAAACAAGAATATGAAATAGATAAATTGATTTCCATTTCTTCTTCTCTACCCAATTATCATCAGTTAGTGTCGGAGTTATCTCAGCCCACTTTTACTAAAAGCGAGGGAACTGGTAAGATGGTTATCGACAAAACTCCGGAAGGAGCGCGTAGTCCTAACTTAGCGGATGCGGTTATGATGTGTTTTGCCCCAAATCAGATAATTGCCAGAGGTTTTTTTGATGTTTAAATGGTTTCGTAAAAAACCGATTATCACTAAAGATTCAGCGGAGACAAAATCTCCCGAGTCATCGCCGACTCCCGGGATATTTTCTAGTGAATTTTTTCCCGCCGAAGATATTTTTATGACACAAAGCCAAGCGTTGTCTCGGATTTTTCAAAGATCTGCGACAGACGACGTCAAAATCAAACCGATTAAATCGGGGATGGCTATGGATGAAGGAATCGACCAATTAAAGTCAGCCTTTGCTTCGTCGCCTAATGCGATGTCTCCTATTATTTATAATTGGTATGCCTCCCAAAGTTTCATCGGTCATCAAACTTGCGCTATCATCGCCCAGCATTGGCTAGTGAGTAAAGCGTGTGGAATGCCGGGAGAAGATGCAATCCGAAATGGGTATGAGCTATCGATTAATAAAAAAACTGATATTGATCCCGATATTTTAGAGGCCATCCGAGAATATGATGTGCAATATAATATAACGGCTAATCTACTACAGTTCGTGAGAATGGGTAGAGTTTTTGGTATACGCATTGCAATGTTTAAAATTGAATCGAGCGATCCGGAGTACTATGCTAAACCATTTAATATTGATGGCGTTATGCCTGGTAGCTATAAAGGGCTTTCTCAAATTGATCCTTACTGGGTGGCACCGGAATTAGATATAGCATCGTCGGCTGACCCTTCGTCCATTTATTTTTATGAGCCCACGTGGTGGTTGATCCATGGACGACGGGTACACCGCACGCATTTGATTATCATGCGTCGTAAAGAAGTGACCGATATTTTAAAACCTACGTATTACTACGGAGGCGTACCATTACCGCAGGAAATTTTTACTCGCGTGTATGCGGCGGAACGTACCGCTGATGAAGCACCACAGTTGGCCTTAGCAAAAAGGGCGATGGTGATGCATGTTGATATTGATGCGGCCATTGCAAATCAAGCGTCGTTTGATCAGCGCATGGCGGCCTGGTCATATTACATGAATAATTTTGGTATTAAAGTTGTCGGTAAAGAAGAGAAAGTAGAGCAATTCGATACGTCTTTAGCAGACCTCGATGAAGTAATCATGACGCAATATCAGTTAGTCGCGGCTATCGCTGAAGTACCGGCAGTTAAATTACTGGGAACATCGCCCAAAGGATTTAATACTACGGGTGAATTTGAAGAGGCTAGTTATCATGAGCATTTAAAGAGTATCCAAACTCATTATTTAACTCCACTTTTAGATCGCCACCATTTGCTATTGATAAAATCCGAAATACTGCCTAAATACGGCGCGGAAGATTTTAATGTCAGAATAGTATGGGCATCGCTGGATAGTACAACCGGCAAAGAAAAAGCTGAAATTAATTTATCAAAAGCACAAACGGGCGTGGCGTTAGTTCAGTCCGGCGCTATTGACGGTGAGGATGAAAGACAACGGGTTACACAAGATCCAGATAGCGGATATAACGGTCTCAAGGACCGGGAAGTATTACCAGAAGATCCAACTGATCCGGAGTTTACAAATACAGATCCTCAGGAAAATTTACCCGACGAAAATGACGATCATGACACTTTTAACCAAACGCCGTAGTAAATGGGTACAATCGCGGCAAGACGTAATTTTGCGTGGATCTCGATTAAGTTATAACGCCAGTCAACAGGCTAAATATAAAGCGGCGTTAGAACGTTTAGTACGTCAGATGGTCGAACAAACTGAACGACAAATTACAAAACTATTTGAGAGCGAAACGGCTACCAATTTTTATGATGTTGATATGACGGTGGCCATGGATGACAATTTAGCAAGTCAAGCGCGTATTTTGACTAATGCACTGTCGCGTAAATTTGAAAAATTATTTGGGCGTTCTGCGCCGAACATTTCTGAGCGCATGGTTAAAGGGGCGGCGGCGGCCAGTAAATCAAGTTTACATAGTAGTTTTAAAAAATTAAGCGGTGGGTTGAGCATAAAGACGGATTTAATAACGCCGGGTTTAAAAACAATTTTGAAAGCTAGTGTTTCGGAAAATGTGGAATTAATATCGTCTATTGCAGAAGAGTATTTATCTAGTGTCAAAAAAAGTGTTATGAGATCTATTACGACGGGCGGTGGTTTGCGGACATTGATTCCGGCTTTGGAAAAATATAAAGGAATTACTGAACGAAAAGCTAAAAATATTGCATTAGATCAAACACGTAAAGTTTATAACTCCATCAATTCGCAGCGTATGCAGCAAGCCGGCGTAAAGCGTTTTGAATGGGTACATAGTGGTGGCGGTCAAAAGCCACGTAAAGAACACATCGCCATTAGTGGTGAGATTTTTAGTTTTGATAAGTTACCGTTCAGGGATGAAGATAATCCAGACGGCATAATACCAGGGCAAGCCATTAATTGTGGCTGTACAATGATTCCCGTAATTGAATTTGATAAGGGTGAAAAAGATGAGTAGAAGTAATAGATTATGTGGCGTCGGTTGTTTATATTGCGATTGTTTACGCATGGAAAGCGAATTTTGTTATTTGAAAGGGATACTGCAACAATTTCCACACAGCGAACAATTACGAATGGAACAAATTGAACAAAGTATAGAAATATTAGAAAGTCTTTTAAATGGTATGGAGCGAGGGTTATGTAATGCCGCTTAAAAAAGGTAATTCAGAAGCCACAATTTCGGCCAATATCGAAGAATTAATTAACGCCGGGCATGATCCAAAGCAAGCGGCAGCTATCGCATATAAAGAAGCCGGCGAAGAAATGCCATTTACCGAATCCTTAGATAAAGAATCCAAACGCATCGAAGATATTAATGGTTTCATCGAAATAAAAGACAATCCCATTTCTAAAGTTGGCGTGTTTCCATACTCCGGTCGTCAAATAGACCCGGATGGCGAAGAGGGACTAGACCCGGATAAAGTTTATCAAGTATACCGATCGGAAGATGAGCTATCAGATCAAGAATGTATCGACTCTTTTAAATTAGTCCCTTGGATTGAAGATCATGAAATGTTAGGAACGGGATTAACACCGGCAGAACAAAAAGGTGTCGATGGCGTCGTAGGGGAAGATATTTATTTTAAGGACGGATATTTAAAAGCAAATCTAAAAGTATTTTCCGACAAATTAAAAGTCCAATTAACAAAAAATGATAAAAAAGAGTTGTCGATAGGGTATTGGTGTCTGTATGATATTAAGTCAGGGATTTATAAAGGCCAGAAGTATGACGTGGTACAGCACACAATACGCGGTAATCACTTGGCGTCGGTCACCCAAGGTCGAGCGGGACCCGATGTAGCGGTATTGGATAGTTTTAAATTTACATGTGACATGAGGTTAGCAATGATAAAAAACGCGAAAGATGAAGGAATGATGGAAAACGAAACTAAGGACGCCGAGGTTACTCTGGAATCCCTTAGTACTAAATTTGACAAATTATATGAAATGGTCAGTAAATTAATTTCTAAAAAAGAAGGTGACGAAGAAATCAAAGAGCCGGTTTTGGACGAAGAAACCGAGGAACCTGCCGTTGATGAAGAAACCGAAGATAAAGAAGGCGACATGGAAAAACCTAAGGATATGAAAGACGAAGAAACCAGAGGTAAGACCAAAGAAGTGATGGATCAAAAACTTCTTAAAAAATTAACAGCGGATATCGCTCTATTAAAAAAATCTAATCCAGCAATGGATATGCGACTTTTTATGAAAGATTTATCAAAGCGTAACGCTTTGGCCGAACGTATTTCCAATCACATTGGTGTATTCGATTATGCGGAAAAATCTATCGATGAAGTAGCACAATACGGCGTTAAAAAATTAAATCTTACATGTGATCATAAAGGTCAAGAATTAGCAGTTTTAACTGGCTATCTTGCCGGGATGGATACCGCAGCACAACATAACTATCAAAATCTATCTTTTGGAATGGACGCCGCCAATGAAGATAATCAGATCGACGCGTATATTAAAGGAGTTAAATAATGACTGCCGCAGCTTTTCAATCCACTGTTTTTTTACAACAAGGTTTTGGTGTTCCAGGACAAGTGTTTGACAGTAGTCCGCGTCGATCACAGCCTTGGATTTTAAACTCCGCGTTAGCCACATATAATATTTTTGGTCGCGCTTTTACTGTTGTTAGCCAAGGTATAGCACAAGCGGGTAATCCTTCTGCTGGGACTTACGCCGGTGTTTTGATTAACCCTCGAGAGTATGCTTCTTTCGGTGACGGCACTAATCCGCTTAACCCGAGTTTACAATTACCCAACGGTGAGGTTGCAGAATTGTTAACGATGGGCAGTGTGATTGTCACTTTACCTAACTCGGCGAACATCGGTGATGTAATTATTTATGATAATACGACTGGTATTCTTGCTAGTATCGCGCCCACAGTCTCATTGCCCTCTGGGAAATCTTATGCTTATGCTTATGTTAGCCGATTTACCCAAGGTGGTTCGTCTGGTTTAGCGGTTATTGAAGTCAATTCCGTAACCCCCGCTGTTATTCAATAAGGAGTTTATAACGTGCAAGTTTCACAAGTCCGTGCAAATGCTCAGCTCTCGCCGGTACATGCTTTTCTTCCGCCAGGACATCCGCCTTTAGACGGTTTTAAAGTTAAAGACGCTCGATCTATCCAGGCATTGAGTAGGTTAGGTATCGGGTGGTTGGATAATAGAATATTGGTAGAACAAGCCCGTCATGGATATCGTAGATCAAATACGGCCATGGATGTTAATTTGCAGCCATTGGTTACGGCGGGAAGCGTCACGACGCCTGTGCAATTTCTACAAAACTGGTTACCGGGTTTTACTAAGGTTATCACTGCTGCTAGAAATATTGATGAATTTATTGGTATCGCTATGGTGGGCGCGTGGGAAGATGAAGAAGCCGTGCAAGGTTTGTTAGAATTAACCGGCATCTCGGTACCTTACGGTGATTTTACTAATGTGCCTTTTTCTGGATGGAATGTAAATTTTATTTATCGCACTAATGTGCGATTTGAAGAAGGTTTACGAGTAGGACCTTTGGCGCAAGCACGCGCCGCTCGAATACGTGTGGACACCGGCGGTATGACCCGAGAAAGTTGCGCGTTAGCTTTAGAAATCCAAAGAAATTACATTGGTTTTAATGGATTTAACAATGGCGCAAATTTAACGTACGGGTTTTTAAATGATCCCGGTCTGGGGGCATACCAAAGTGTGGGTGGAACTGGTTCTGGCGGTTCAACTTTTTGGTCAGCTAAAACGTTTTTAGAAATTCAGGCGGATATTTTGACCGCAGTGCAGTCTTTACGTACTCAATCCTTGGATCAAATTGATCCTAAAAAAATGCCGACCACTTTGGCGGTATCTACTAATGCGGTGGACTATCTTAGTACTACTTCAGATTTTGGTATTGCGGTGATCAATTGGATTGCTCAAACTTATCCAAAAATGCGAATTGTCTCAGCTCCTGAATTAGATCTTGTCAATGGCGGTCAAAACGTATTCTATCTTTATGCAGATGCTATCGACGATTTATCTACCGATGACCGTCGTACTTTTATGCAAATAGTACCCGCCAAATTTATGGTATTGGGTGTTGCACAATTGGCTAAAGGGTACGAAGAGGATTATTCTAACGCTACTGCCGGTGTTATGTGTAAACGACCATGGGCAGTAACTCGATGGACGGGTATTTAAAAAGGGGGTATTACATGGCGAATTATATTTATTCTACATTGACTGCTCCTCAGATTTATATTCAGTATGCCCCGGGTAACGGTAATGTGCGTGTAAGTCAAAAAAGAATATTAATTCATGGTGGAGCAAATTTAGCTCGACCTTCAGGAAATTTTGAATCCCGTTTGGGTGTATCTACGTCCAGAGGGGAAGTGACTGAAGTCAGTGATGAAGATTTGCTATTATTAGAAAAAAACTTATGTTTTAAGAATCATGTTAAAGATGGCTTCATTACCGTGCGGCGGGAAGAACATAAAGAGATTGAAAACGCTGTTAAAGATATGGCAGCAAAAGATAAAAGCGCACCCAAAACACCGGAAGATTATCTACATTTGCCTGAAGAAAAACGGCCATATACAGGTTCGATCAATGAACGAAAAAGTAAAAAATGACGCCGTTTGTTTTTGTTCCCGCGACATTTAGGGCGACCTATTTAGAGTTTTCAAATGCGACTATTTATACCGACGATTATCTAACGGGATATTGGGATATTGCTATTACTTATATGAGTGCTTCTAATTATGGTTATTTAAATGGTGACGCCCGATTTTTGGCATTAAATTTACTAACAGCTCATCTTATAAAATTGACTCTTATCGTACAAAATTCTAATTACAATCAGATACCGGGCATGGTACAAGCTGCAACAATTGATCGCATTACGGTGACGCTAACATCACCTCCCGTCCAAAGCCAATGGCAGTGGTGGTTATCTCTGACTCAATACGGACAACAATTATTAGCTCTATTACAAGTTAATTCCGTGGGTGGATGGTTCCTCGGTGGGTCTTTAGATCGTGCTACTTTTCGAAATGCAGGTGGGTATTTTTGAAGATAAAACAAGTGCCGGGTGCCGGCAGACAAAAATTAGAAATACTTTTGAAAGAATTAAAAAACGCCGAAGTACGGGTTGGTTGGTTCGATACGGCGGAGTATCCTGATGGTACGAAAGTAGCTCAAGTGGCAGTAGTGCAAGAATATGGAGATCCAGAACATAAAATTCCCCCGCGGCCATTTATGCGCCCGACCATTCGCACAAAACAAAGTGAATGGAAAGCAGCATTCGATATTTTAGCGCAAAAAATCGCTAAAAATGAAATCACCATGGCTCAAGCTTTAGAGCAAATGGGTGGTAAGGCCGCCGGCGATGTTAGAAAAAAGATTAGTACGATTTGGTCACCTCCTTTGGCCGATTCTACAATCGAAGCTCGTAAAAGACAACGCGCTAATAAAACAAAAGTCGGTAATCTAAATAAGCCTTTGGTCGACCAAAAATATTTGATTAATACTTTAACCCATGTGGTAGTAGCGGAATGATCGTACCTGGCGCAAACATTTTATCCATCGCTTTATCGGCCATTGGTTCCCAAAGCATGAGCTATTACCAGTCTTTAAGTAGACTGACGAATGATATCGGACAATGGGTTACTACCTATGCGCCCCCGATTATGTTGTATGGCAGTATTCAACCCGTACCACGTAAAATATATGCTCAATATGGATTGGATTTTCAAAAATCCTATTTTACTATTTACGTGTCTAAAAATATAATTGATTTACAACGAGATATTTCCGCAGATCAAATTATCTTGGGAAGTGATACGTATCAATGTGAGTCCTCTGATGATTGGTTTACTTCTGATCAGTGGGATAGAATACTGTGTGTATTGATTACTGGGCAAGCAGGATAATGTTTGATAATGATTTGGCTCGACTATTTATCCCTTTGATTACTTCCGGGTTAGCGGCCAATGGTTTCGGTACAATTCCTGTTATTCAAAATTTTCAACCCACACAAGAAGGTACTCCGACTACCCCTACTGTCTATTATGCTAAGATATTCGATCATCGTTTTGGATTTTTAAAACGTATTAGTAAATGGATTCCTCTATCATCTATCGAGCAACATGTGGAATCTCAAAGATATGAAACTCGATTTCAAATCATGGCCACTGTTATCCAGTCGGTGAATACTACTAACACTTTTACGGCGTCTGATTTGGTGAATGGGGTTGCCGCTATTTTACAAAGCGATTCCACGGTTATGGCTTTGAATACCGCAGGGGTAGGGATACTGCGCATTACCGAAGTAAGCAATCCCTACGCCAAAGACGATCGTGACGAGTACGAAGGTTTTCCCTCTTTTGATTTTACATTAACCCATAAACAGACTATTATAAGCACTGTTCCGGTGTTGCAGTCAGTGACGGCGGATATCTATCGAGTTTAATAATAACAGTAGGGATAGATTAAGGGAAGGGAGTACTCATAAAAGAGGGTTATGAATATGAAACGTGTAACGAAATTTTTAGGTTTATTAGGTATTAGTTTTTCCATTGCGGCATCGACTCAAGCGGCATGGGCTCAAAATGAATTGCAATATCCGTTGCCTTATACCATGGATTGTATGATAAATTTTTCAGGCAAATTGGATTGCGTACCAACTCCGGTTGGTACTAAGTTAACACTAATACAAGGCAAACTCACTAATGATAGTACTTTATTTTTAAAATTTCTCACTCTTACCAAGGGCGAATTATCTGCACAATATGTAGGGAATCCCCAAAGCCTCGTTTTTACGGGGGAAAACATGAGTCCTGTTCCGAATACAGGATGGTATAGAACTGCCGATGACACTTATGTCTGTCGTGTGATAAACACGTGTAGGTATACTATTCAATAAAAATATGGAGTTAGTAAATGGCAATTCCGATTTCTAAATATGTCAATATTACTTCGGGCATTGGTGGGGCGACCATTGTCCCTACCCGAGAGTTAATTGGCCGATTATTTACAACCAATAATCTTTTGCCAACGCAAATGTATTTAGAATTTACTAGTGCTGCGGCCGTAGGTGCTTATTTTGGATTAACTTCCGAGGAGTACCTTCGCGCCGCTTTTTATTTTGCTTGGATTAGTAAAAGCATTTCTTCGCCGCAAAAAATATCTTTTGGTCGATGGACTAATGCTGCCGTTGCACCAATGATTTTTGGCCAAAATTTAATAGCCGCAGGATCTACTCTTTCGGCATTACAAGCGGTTACCAATGGTTCTTTTACTCTTACCTTGGGCGGTTTTACTTTTGATGTCAGCGGCTTAAATTTTTCAAGTGATTTAACTTTAGCTGCCGTTGCCGCCGCAATACAAGCCGCCATTCAGGCAGAAAGCGGTGGCGGGGCACTGTGGACAAGTGCAACGGTCACTTATGATTCTGTGCGAGGAAGTTTTGACTTAGTAGGTGGTGCAACGGGAGTAGCGGTTGTTTCTGTAGCCGCCGGCGGCGTTGGTCAAGATATTTCCGCGGTTATCGGATGGTTTACTCAAGCTGTTACTGCTAATGTCGGTGCTATTTGGTCAAACGGTAATGCGGCTGAAACTCTTACTCAAACGTTAACTCTGTCGGCTTCGTTATCTAATAATTTCGGTTCTTTTCTTTTCCTGACATCGCTTAATTTAGATTTGACGCAATATCAAGAAATTGCAATTTGGAATACCGGGAAAAATATTAGTTTTTTATTTATGATTCCGGTTCCGAATTTGACTGCCGCAACCACTTATGCCGGGACATTGATGGGTTATCTCGGATTAACAGTTACGGTATCACCGACGGGTTTATCACCGGCGCAATATCCCGAAATGTTACCTATGATGATTTTAGCGGCCACAAATTATTTTGGTCGTAATACCGTGCAAAATTATTTTTACCAAATGGCTCCCGGATTAACCCCCTCCGTAACCGATCTTTCTATCTCTGAGCAATATGATGCTTTGGGCGTAAATTATTATGGTCAAACTCAACAAGCAGGCGCGTTACTTGCTTTTTATCAAAACGGTATATTGATGGGGCCTTCATTGACGCAACCGCAGACAATAACGGTTTATGCCAACGAGATTTGGTTACGTGATAACATGGGCGCGGCTATATTGGGATTACAATTAGTATTAAATGAGATCGCTGCTAATAGTCAAGGTATAGCTCAACTCTTAGCTATTGCACAACCCGTGATTAATCAGGCTCTACGTAATGGTACGATCAGCACGGGTAACGTATTATCGCAATTACAAATACTTTACATCAACGAAGAGAGCGGTACCGATACCGCTTGGTATCAGGTACAAACGATTGGCTATTGGATCAATTTTGTAATTGTAGCCACTGTGGTAGATAGCATTACGGTGTATACAGCAGAATATACTTTAATTTATAAAAAAGACGATACTATCAATAGTGTCAATGGTACGCACATTTTGATTTAATACGGGGCATATATGACTCAAAATATTTCGGGTTTTGGTTTAATCGTACAAGTTCAAGCTTCCCTTACTTTTCCGGCAGGGTTAACGCTCACGGAATTTGCAGATGATGCAGATCCCTTTGATTTACCGTCTTTGCAGGTTACTGATAAAGCGATGGGATTGAATGGTGATTTATTAGTATGGTCAAAAGCGGTACCCATCGCTATTACATTAAATATGTGGGCGAGTGGCGAAGACGACACGAATTTACAAATTTTATTGGAAGCTAATCGTGCGGCACGGGGAAAATCGATTGCTCGGGATCGTATTACTATGACTGGTATTTTTCCCAACGGAAGTTATATTACTTTGGTAGACGGAGTAATTACCAACGGTATGCCGGGTAATTCAGTAGCAAGTGCTGCTCGATTTAAGACTAAGGCATACGTTTTTGCCTTTGAAAATAAAGTAAGTAATCAGGTTTTTTAGTATGGATGTTTTTCAAGGCGGGTTAAGTCAAGTAAAGGAAATTTTTTTAAACAATCCAGAAAATATATTTAGCCATTATATCACTTACGGTATAGCTGGGTATGGCAGTAAATATAGATACGTTGAGTTTAGAAACGTACCCCAGTCGCATTGGATTTTTATAAATATAGAAAATTCGGATACCGACGCTTTAGCTATTGCTAAATCTGAAATTGGTCGAGTCTACGAGTTTCAAAACAGTCAAACAGGGGAAGAAGCTAATGATTGAACCGAAAGAAATTGAGATAGATGGAAAAAAGTATATTATCTCTAAATTCCCTGCGATTGCGGGGCGTGAAATTGTCGCTAAATACCCCATGACTGCATTGCCTAAAGTCGGGGATTATCAATTGAATGAAGAGGCCATGTTGAAGTTGATGTCTTACGTCGCAATTGAAATTAAAGATGGACATAAAATTAATTTAATAACAAAGGCATTGATTGATAGTCATGTTACGTCTTGGGAGGTTTTAGCTAAATTAGAAATAGCTATGATGCAATATAACGTAAGTTTTTTTCCACAAGGGCGGATCTCAACTTTCTTCGAAGATACCGCCCGGAGTGTGCTTGCGAAGACTTCAAAAATATTGACAGCTTTTTTGGAACAATTATCGCCGAAGGAAAAGCCACCCTCACCGAACTCCGAACCACCCTTAGTCTAGAAGACGCTTTTTTATTGTGGGAAGTGATTATGGTTACGCGATATAACGAGTACTTAGCCATAAAACACGCAGAGAAAAAGGGACAATGAAATGTCGTCTGTATTAGATGTTTTTTATTTTTTATTTAAATCAGATTCTTCAGAAGTTAAAACTGGCGCGCAAGACGCGGAAAAAACTGTCAAATCTCTTAATGAAACTCTTTCTGCCTCGGGTCAAATTAGCGAAAAAGTTGGCCATCATTTCAAAGATTTAATTCGTCAAGCCGGGAGCGCATTATTAGCGTTTGCATCCGTTGGGGCAGTTATTGGAGGAATAAAAGGGGCTTCACATTTTGCCGATGAAATTAGCTTATTATCTAAATCAGTCAATGTAAATATTGAAGACTTAAGCGCGTGGGGTGACGCAGTGGAAGCAAGTGGCGGTACATCCGCGGGATTCCAAGCCACCGTGCAAAGCATGACCGCCGCGCTTTCTGATTTTGCTACGAAGGGGAATAGTCGAGCCGCGCCCTTCTTCAAAGAGTTAGGTATCCGCATGACGGATGCTAAAGGGAAAGCTAGGAATTTTATTGATCTTTTACCGGAGATTGCTACTAAGTTTGAAAAGCTTAGCAAAGCTGAATCATTAGGTATTGGCCAAAAAATGGGATTGGATATTGGTACCATTTTATTGCTTCAGTCGGGAAGGCGTGAAGTAGATGCCATGATTGCCCAGCAAAAAGAGCTGGGCGTAGTTACTAAACAAGACGGGGATATTTCTGAAAAATTTAATTTACAATTAGTAAATACTGAACACGCTTTTCGATCTTTATTTATCACGGGCAATAGTACTATTCTACCTATTTTTACGGACATACTGAAATCCGTAGAGAAATTTGTTTTATTTCTACGTCGCCACAAAGATATCGTGGTTGGCGCGTTTATTGCTATCGGCGTGGCTGCGGCTGCGGCGGCATTAACGTTCGCCCCTTTTATCCTTATTGGTATAGCTATTGCTGCGGTGGGCGCCGCATTTGCTTTACTATATGACGACATACGCGGATTTTACAAAGGCAGCGAGTCTGTTATAGGGGAAATGATTAAGCGATGGCCAATCGTTGGAAAAATATTACATATTATCGAAGAAACAATAAAAAATATTGTTAAGAATTTTTGGACTACCGTAGGTGTAGTTAATGCGGTTTTTGATGCCCTATTGCAAGGTGGACAAATCGTTAATAATATTTTTCAAGGCGTCGTATCCATTATTAAAAGTGCCCTGTTGGAAGTTATGAATGCGATTAATATAATTACTAATGCTTATAATAAAGTAAAATCAGTCTTGGGATTTGGTGGAAACACCAATGTGAATATTAAAGCAGGACAAGACGCTTTATCGGTAGCTAGTAATAACCCCCTGGGATCACAAACATCAAATAGTATTAATAGTAATAGTCGTATTAATCACCGGGCGACCAATGTTTCCGTGGGCGATGTAACAATACAAACCAAAGCAACGGACGCCCAAGGGATATCGCGTTCCTTTAGTGAAAATTTAGATACACAAATGCGACAAGCCGTAAATAATTTTGATGATGGAGTCATGGCCTAATGGCTCTAATTCCAGACATTCCACCCGCAATATCTCATATTATAGGTTCCATAATTCCCTCGTCCGCATTAGATGTAGTGGGCGTTTATAATCAAAATTACGTACAAGTATTTTCCGAAGCCCGTCCATTAAAAGCAGTGGTAAAAGAAGCGTCTAAAGTAATGGAGCAACCCTTAGAAACGGGAGCAACTATTGTTTATCACAGTATTATTCTCCCGATAGAAATCGAGTTATCTCTTATCTTAAATAGTGCGGGGTATTTAAATGTTTATCAACAAATTAAACAACTTTATCTATCCAGGGAATTGTTAATTGTCCAAACTAAAACGGGGGAGTATATTAATCAAGTCATCCAGTCGATGCCGCATGAGGAAGATCCCGATAGATTTGATGCAGTAATTGTTGCATTAAAATTAAAAGAAACATTATTTGCTATTACTCAAATTCAAACGGTACCGATTGCTCCACGTAATCCAACGGATAATAATACTGTACAAAGGGGCGGAGTTAATGGTATGCCGGCGACACGTCCACAAACTGGATTATCTGAAGCGATTTTTGGACGGAAGACTACAACATGATACAAATACTTCTAGACGCAATACCTAATCAGTCTTTTACGATTAATCTTGATCAAAATTCGTATGCGATTACCATAAAAGAAGCTCGTGGTATTATGGCCGCAGATATTGTCAGAAATGGCGAGGTACTATTGTCGGGTGCCAGAATTGTGGCAGGAACACCGTTGATACCCTACCAATATCAAGAGAACGGTAATTTTGTTATATTAACTGAAAACGAATTGATTCCATATTATTTATATTTTGGGATATCTCAAACATTAATATATGCTTCGCAAGCTGAAATTGAGGCCGCATTAAATGCGAATGCTTGATCCGCGCGTTGTCATAGTAACAATAGAAGTAAATGGCCAAGCGCGTACGTATCAAGGCTTGGAGTTATCGATTAACGGGACTAAATATGCTAATGCTAATCAAAACAAGTGTGAGATAAAAATAACTAATTTGGAACGATCTGTTTTAGATTTTATTTTGACTGAAACATCGCCCTTTAATAAAAATCGTACGCCAAAAAGAGTCACCGTGGATGCAGGTCGTATGTCATACGGAACCAGTCGAATATTCACCGGAGAAGTGGCGAGTGTTACCGTCGGGCAGCCACCTGATGTAATTGCCACGTTGAAATGTTTAACCGGTAATTTTTCGAAAGGGAATATCGTGTCGAGGACGCAACCGGGCCAAGTGCAACTATCTAAGCTATCGCAAAATGTTGCTAGTGATTTAGGTTTAAATTTAGTGTTTCAAGCAACCGATATGTTAATTTCTAATTATAATTTTACGGGAGGCGCACTAAAACAAGTTGAAAAATTAGGACAATTGGGAAACATCAGTGTTTTCGTAGATGACGCCCAATTAATCGTGACTAATTTTAACACTCCACTTTCCGGGCAATTGAGAGTGGTGGATATAGAAACCGGTATGATTGGCATACCCGAAGTGACCGAACAAGGTATAAAAGTAAAATACTTATTAGATAATAAAAGTGTGTTAGGCGGCGCTTTACAAATTAGGAGTATTATGTATCCCTCCTTTAACGGAACCTATACTATTTATAAGTTGAATTTTGAAATTACAAATCGAGACGTGTCTTTTTATTATATTGCTGAGGCTAAAAAATGAATGCTAATCCTTCGATAGGAAATAATCCGGCGGATTTAGATAGTTTTACCGGGAGTTTTCGTTTCATTTTTGCAAAATTGATGCAGAGCATAGACGGCGCATTGCCCGCTAAAGTAATAGCATTTAATCGAGCTACCAACTTAGCACAAGTGCAACCTACTATTTCAGTAATAGATACCAATGGTAATGCCACGCCGCGCGCTCAAATTGCCAGTGTTCCGGTATTGCAAATAGGAGCCGGGAATTTTATGTTAAATTTTCCAGTCAATACCGGGGATTTAGGCTGGATCGTGGCTTTGGATAGAGATATTTCTAATTTTTTAAATTCGTATCAAGACTCTAGCCCCAATACTTTTAGAGTAAAAAATTTCGCCGATAGTTTTTTTATACCAAATATTTTAACTAATTATACTATTGCTGGTGGAGATGTGAATAATGCGGTTTTACAATCCACCAATGGACAAGTAAAGCTTTCCCTGGGTATGGTAGAGTTAACTCTTTCTGCCCCGACGATTAATATAGATGCGGCTACCGAAGCAAATATGAATTCCGCCACCGTGAATATCAGTGCCACGGGAGAATTGAATATTATGGCCTCAACAATTAACATAACCACGGTGGGTGTAGTAAATATGACAACTCCGACTTTGGCCGTGGTAGGGAATATTACCGCTACGGGTAGCATAACACCTTTTGTGTAGGATTATTTTATGGTACAAACTTTTGCGGTGAACAGTAGTAATGATTTATTTATTGGAAATGATGGTAATTTATCTATTGCCAATGGCATTGACGCCGTGCGATTCGCTTGTCTATCAGCGGCTAAAGCCCTGTTGGGCGAAATGATTTATGCAATCACTTCCGGCGTACCCTATTTTCAAACAGTGTGGATAGGAACACCGAAATTATTACAATTTCAGTCCACTTTACGAAATACTTTGTTAGGTGTAAGCGGAGTAACGGGAGTCCAAAATTTAGTATTAAGTCAAGCTGGGAATGTTTTACAATATGAAGCTATTATCTTAACAATTTACGGACGAGTCACGATCAATGGTTAACTATGAGTACATAACCGCAACTGGTGTAATTATACCTGATACTGAGATCACGCTTAGTCAAATCCAAACTGAATTTAAAAATGCTTTTGGTCAAGATATAATTGTCACTTCGGATACGCCGCAGGGCGTTTTGATTAGCGCCGAGACAACAGCGCGCAATGCGGTCATCCGAAATAATGCTGCGCTGGCCAATCAAATAAATCCTAACATTGCTGGTGGCACTTTTTTAGATGCAATATGGGCATTGACGGGGGGCGGGCGTTCTACTCCGACTTTTTCAAACGCGTCGGTGAATCTAACAGGTGTGGCCGGCACAGTCATCCCAATTACGATAACCGTGGCAAATTCTAATGGCGATTTATTTTCACCCATAGAATCTGTTACTCTAAATAGCGAGGGTATGGCCTCTGTTGTTTTTAATGCTTTGATTGCAGGACCCATTGCGGCACCGGCGGCAACGCTTGTTAATATAATTACTAGTGTTTTAGGATTAGAAACGGCAATAAATCCCAATGACGCAAATTTGGGAACTATAGAACAATCCGATGTTATGGCACGCCAAGCGCGACGTAACACTCTCGGCCAGCAGGCGAATAGTCAAGCAGCAGCTATTATTGCCGGAGTACTTACGGTACCAAACGTATTAAGTATGAGCTACCGAGAAAATGTTACTAGCTCAATCCAAGTCATCGATGGAGTCACTATGCAACCTCATAGCATGTGGGCGTGTGTTGATGGCGGTACAGATATTGCTGTAGCTACGGCTATTTTACAGCGCAAAGGCGGCGGATGCGGTTATACCGATGGTGCAGGTACTCCAGTCACAGTTAATGTAACCGACCCTTCTAGTGGGCAAGTGTACTCGATATCTTTTGATCGCCCTACTACAGTGGGGGTGTTAGTACAAGTTACTTTAAGTATAGGTCAATCGGTACTCGATCCATTGACGACCGTGCAGAACGCTATCTTAAATTATGTTAACGGTTTATTAAATGGAGAACCGGGTTTTGTGTTAGGTGTACCGGTATCTTGTTTTGAATTAGCTGGAGCGGTCAATCAGGCTGATCCTTTATTTTTTATTCGTAACGTGCAAACCTCTTTAATATCTCCGGTCAGTTATAGTAATGCCGAAATACCTATTGCCCTATGGCAAAAAGCGGTATTAAATGTTTCCGGCATTACGGTTATAGTAGTATGACTATACAGGAGATTAGCTATTTAGTTGATTTGATAATTGCGCTTTTGTGGCAATATGATAATGCGCCGATTTTAACGTCTATTATCACGCAAAAACAAGAATGGTATAATACGAACCAAACTCAATTTTGGACAGACTGGTATACCAATGTTTTTAATTTACAAACAGCGAATGCTTTTGGTTTGACGGTATGGGCGATAATTTTAGGTATCCCGCTACAAGTATTGCAGTTACCGAATGATGGTCCTCTTTTCGGCTTTGCCTCGGAGACGATGACTCCGAATGACAATCAAAATTTTGAGAATGGAAATTTTTCAAATTTTAATAGTGAAGAATATTATTTAACGGTCGAACAATTAAGATTAATATTAAGGTTACGGTATTTTCAATTAACATCGCGGTGCGCCATCCCCGAAATTAATGCGTTTTTAGCAATATTATTTGTCGGACAAGGTAACGTTTTTATAGTAGATCATTTAAATATGTCTATTACTTTATATTTCGGATTTGCGCCAGATCCAGATGTTTTACAAGCTATACGAGAATTTGATTTGATTCCGAGAGCGTCGGGCGTATTACTTAATTACGTGATAGATACTGGAAGTATTTTTGGTTTTGGTTCTGAAACTATGACTCCAAATACTAATCAAAATTTTGAGAATGGAAATTTTATTGAGGAATTTTATTAATGACACTTAAATATTTTGTTGATGCTTTTGCAGTTGCCGGCGATAAATCTTCTATACCTGATCCCGTACAAGTAGACGGATCAATAAGTTATTCTCAAGGGTATGGACCAGATTATGCGTTACCTTATCCGTCCAATCCCTCGGCACTTCCGGTAGGACGTTTCCAATTTAATCAGTTGGTATACGATATTACGAGTTCCGTACAACAATTACAATCAGTGGGCGTATTCCCATGGATCACTGCTGCGCAAAATGATAGTGCACCATTTCCTTATGCTTTATACTCTTTTTGTATTTATGACGATGGCGTTAACGGTAATCGCATATTTCAATCTTTATTTAGCGGTAATACTAACGTACCGGCTTCTTTTTTCACAATAGCTCCCTACACGGTGTCGGGAAATATATTAACTCTTTCTAGCACGACTCCTTATTTTACGGGCGCGGCGGTGACTGTAAAAACCACTGCAACTTTACCGTCACCTCTGACGGCAGGAACTATTTATTATGTGATTAATATTTCTAGCACAGAAATATCTTTGGCAACTAGTTTATCCAATGCTTTGGCTAATATCCCGATCACATTATCTGGCACCGGTTCGGGATCGCAAAGTGTCGTTATCCCGATATCCTGGCAATGGGTTAATAACACGGCGTCGGCTCTGGTGATTGATGGGACTCCTATTTTTCAAAGCGCAGTAGTTAATGGAAATGTCGTTTATTGGGACCCGACAAATCAATGGTATGCCGCGGCAATTGCAAATGGTGCGGCACAACAAAATGTGGTGGGCATTGCCGATGTAACTTTTAGTCGAGTTTTTGCGGCGGGTGATATCTCCCCGTTAATCGGATTAACTGGATTAACGCCGGGAGCAGTTTATTATCTTTCAACTGCAACAGCTGGCGCGATCACCACGACTCCATCATCTTCCAATGCCGTGCAAATCGGGATTGCTAAATCCGCCACAGAACTTTTTCTTGCGATCCAGACCAACGTGTCCGGAGACGGAGATCAAATACAAACATTTACAAGCAATGGTAGTTTTATTGTGCCGGATAATATCACGCAAGTTTATGTCTCTGGTGTTGGTGGCGGGGGCGGGGGCGGCGGCTCGGGAGGCGTTCAGCAGCAGAATGATGCAAGCGGCGGTGGAGGCGGCGGTGGCGCGGGTAATTTTTCATTACGTCAGCCATTGACTGTTGTATCAGCGGAAACTCTCACTATCAATATTGGTGCGGGTGGTTCGGGTGGAGCCGGTGGATCAATTTTTACTAATGGAAGTAACGGTACCGTAGGAGGAACGACATCTATCTTACGATCTATATCTTCTATTTTTTCTGTTGTCGGAGGCGGCGGGGGTTACGGCTCCGTGTTTGCGATTCCAGCGACGAATGAAATAACTTTTAGTGGAGACGGGGCGGACTATGGCGGTTCTCCGGGCGGCGCTGGTTTTTCTTTGGGAAGCGGAAACGTATTTTCGGGTTTTGGCGGTTGTGGTGGTAGTTGCCCGTATGGCACGG